TTAAAGAATCGTTGTTTTCAGTATCACTTTGAGTTCTTTCTGCACATGGTTGGTCGAGTTTGATTTGAACAGGGCGCCAATTAGCGGAACGTCTTTCAAGCCCGGCACACCGGATTCTATCTGGCGATTTTCGGTAGAGATAAGGCCACCGAGTGCAATTGTCTGGCCGTCACGCACGACAACGGTGGTCGTTAACGTGCGCTTGTTGGTGATGATGTCGGTCGCAACGGTGGAATCCGTCACGGAGCTGGACTCCTGATTGATAACGAGCACGACATCGCCGCCCAGTACATGCGGCGTTACTTCCAGACTCACGCCCACATCTTTGCGTTCGATACGCTGCACTGCATTACCGCCGCTGGTCACTTCACTGGACACTAAGAACGGGACGTTCTGGCCAACAGTGAGATAGCCACGTTCTCTGTCCATGATGAGGATATTTGGCGTCGACAGCAGTTTGGTGTCTTTGTTGGTGGTCACGGCTTTGACCAGCGCATTGAAATCACCGCCTTCAAAAATGAACAGGTTGTCCTTGAGCTTACTGGCCGTCACCAGATTAGTGACGAATCCTGCGTTATCAAACGCCGCTTGCAGGTTCACGCCGATTTCCTGACTGCCGCCCAGCTCTGTTTCGGTAATGACCGCCTCGATAAACACCTGACGTTGCCGAACATCGATACCGTTGATAATGACTTCTATCTCTGCCAGTTGGTCCGGTGTGCCGCTGACAATGATCGCATTGGTTGAGGGCAGTACCTGCACCATGTAATTGTCGAGCGGCTTGTCCTTAATCATCTGCGTATTGGTCGCACGCAGCGCCGAGGCGATAAGGTCAACGACCTTGGTGTTTCGTACGTAGTTGAAGCGATACAGGCGCACCACAGACGGTGTAATCGGCTGTACGGCTTCAGGGCTGACTTTAATCACGTACGCGCCGCCGTCTTTCTCGATGGCATAGCCATGAGAACGCAGCACCGAGTCAAAGAAATCCGGATACTCAGCGGGGAGTAAGTTCGGCGCAGTGAAACTGACACTGCCCGTGACGCCTTGTCCTAACAGGATTTTGAGACCTGTCTGTCTCGAGTACCAGGAGACAAATTCCGCAATGGGCGTATTGGTCGATTCAAAAACAGGGAGGTCATCCGCGAATGCCGGTGCGTTTATCGCTGGCAGGGTAAGCACCGCAAGGAGCGCCAGTTTAGCAATTAACTTTTTCACGTTGTTCTCCTGATTGAATGATGATGTCGCAGCGTCCGTTTGACGAAATCTCAAAGCCCATAGAACGCAGTTCGTAGGCGGTCAGGTGATGGCCGTTTTTTGCGAGTTCGAACTGAATCGGGCTGTTTGGCAGGGCGCTGTACGAGACAATGCGATAACCATCGAGCAGTTGTTTGAGGTTCTGCTTAGGTTGCTCTGCTGTGGCTTCGATTTGCGTGATTTGCACAGGGTCGGGCGCAGAGAAGTGCCACACCGCGGCGCCAAGTACCGCGCCTATGGTAAACATGGCAATGCGCGAGTATTTACGCAGATAGATTTTGGTGATTCTCATGAGATTTCTCGGTGTATACGTGACAGTGTAGCGTCCGTGCGTGTACCAAGACGGCAGAACGCTGTAGAGGCCGTGCGGGTAGTTGTTCATGAACATCTGTTTGGTGTCATAGCAGCTGTAAAGGTCAGTGCCCCAAAGCATCCATTTATCAACCGTTAACGAGTTCGTGTTGTCGCCGTACTTCACAATGCCTACGTGCAGTTTCGGCATCGGGAGACGCAGCTGGCCAAGTGTCAGCAGCCACACCAGCGTCGATAAAAAGGGCACTTGCATTCGGTCGAGACGGCGGCAAAACACGGTGTGTTCGGCCAGAGCGAGACGGGCTTGCTTGTCGACAATCGAGATGTCCTGAACAATGAAGATAACATCCCAGCCAAGCTTTCGAATGTGCAGCAAGTGGTCAATGAGCGCCTGACGGCCTTTGTCATTCCACGTTCGTGAGTTGAACCATGTCCCGCATTCATCCAGCACAATCAAGCCGTCTTTGGTGACGTCGTAACTTTTATTGCCATAGCCAAGCGCTGATAAATCCTCGACCGAGGGCTTATCGGGCAAGCGATAGAGGCGGGTATTGCGCTTATTGCGTCCCAGCATCTCTTTAAGGTTGATGTTGAGATTGGTCGCGACCGGAACGCCGCGCATCAACGCTTCCCGAATGCGGCCAACCGCCGTCAGCGATTTACCGGAGCCGAGCTTACCCGTAACGAAATAGACCGATGCCATTATGAACTCACCTTTGTGATCACATAGAACTGCCACGACCACACCCAACGGATGATACGCGCGGAGAATATGGCACTGACGCAGCCCACAGCATTGTCAGGCACAAACATGCCCCAAGCTTGCGCGACAAAAGGCGGGGTGACATAAGACAGTCCTGAGCCTACGGCGTAAACCGCCGTCATCGAGGCAAGCGTCAGGCCGACGACCATCGTGATGACCGTAAGGTTAATCGCCACCGCACGCGCAAACTTGAGGTTAACGAAAAAGCCGAGTACCTGAGTTGCTAAGCTGGACAGGAACGCCGCAATGGCCGGAACTTTGAGAACATTCGAAATCCCGTTGAGAACGGGCAACAAGAACACAGGCATCGTGTTATCTCCGTGACATATAAGGAACGGTTCCCGACTGAGGCGTGAAGCCTGACAGCAAGATATCCGCCAGTGAATACAGGGTGTAGACATAGAAGATAAAAGCCAGAATCGCTTTCAGGCGCACACTGAACTCACAACCGATGGAGAAGTTACCGAACGGGGTTTCCAGTATTTGCGCATCACAGGCCGTCGATTTCGGCAACAAGCCAAGTAAATCGTCACTGGCCTTTGAAATCAGGTCGTGACCTTTTTCCATCTTTGGATTTTCCAACAGCTGCTGCATGGTGTTTTTGAGATTGGATTCACCCGCAGAGACTTCGGCGTCCAGCTGGTCTTTCATCTGATTGAACATGTCGGCCACTTGCGGTTGCGTCAGGCCGTGATTGCCTTCGCACGAACGTGAATCGGTGTTGGGGTCACAAATGCTGCCAATGGCACCGGAAACCGCATCGGCCAGTCCGTCGAGTTTGTCACCGAGTGCGTTGATGGAGCCGTCGAGCTGTTCCGTTCCGGCTTCGACCGCGCCTTTGACCGACTCCGCGCCGTCCTTGGTCGCTTTTACAATGCCGTCCTCGGCATGCTTCACGGCATCTTTGACGCGGTTGGCGGAGGAATTGATATTGCTGACAATCCCATTGGTGCTGTTTTGAATGAGCGCCTTGGTGTTGTCGTAGATTTGTTTATCCTGGCGCATCTGGTCGACAATCGTCTGGCCGAGTTGGGTGTTGGTTTGCTTGAGTTCGGCCAACTGCTGATTGACGGTGTTGAAGCCTTCGACGTTCTTATTGGTTTGAGTGGTAATGGCTTGAGTCAGGTTGCTGTTGAGATTGCGCACCGCTGCGATGACGCCTTGGTCAGAACCTTCGGGTGCTGGGGAATCATCCACATTAGGCGAGGTCGCCGAGTCAATCGGATTTGGGTTGCTGCCCGTGCCACCTTGAAAGTCTGGCGTGTCGTCAATCGGGGTGGTCGGGTCGGTGACTTCAAACGGCTTGTCATAGCTGCCGCCCGTACAGGAGAAATGACCATCCGAGTCGTAATCGCACACCGCATCGTTATCGATGTCGGTGTCTAAATCCGGTTTGCCGTCGTCGTCATTGTCTTTGTTGCAGAAATAACCGCCGTTTTCTAAATACGGATGCGGAGTGCAACCGTTAGGAAGTGGATCATTTTCTTTTTCACCATACCAAGGACTATCGTCATAATCGCTTTCAGAACCGACACAATTATTGCCAGTATAATAGTTGTTCTTCAAAAGGTTGCCGTCATTGGCCGTGTAGGTTTGAATAGCCTCGCACATGGTAGAAACTTCACAATAATAGCGCGTCGCAGTGATGGCTTTACCATCGTCAGGTACGGTACCAACACCGGGGGCGTTTTTGGCTTTGCGGTCTTCGCAAGAGGGTAAGGCACACTGGCCAGTTTTAGGGTCATATGTCATCCCTTCGGGACAACTAACAAGCTTCACGCTTAAAATGTTTGTGATCGTAATGCCACTGGGCAAATAAATTGAAAAACCGTTTTCCGGAATTACCTTTTGAGTAATACCATTCACTTTTTCGCCGTAAAGAGTGACGTTATTACATCCGTTGTAAGGGTCTTGAAATCGAGTACCAACAGGCGCGCAGCCGCCGAAAACACCCTGATAATAACTAGAATTATACCCCGTTATTTCAAAAAGAAACTCCTCAGAAAAAGCCAAAGGGGTATATAGAAAAGCGAAAGTTAGAAAATATTTTAATTTTGAATTCATGACTGCGCCTAAACAAAAAAAAAGGGGCAGAAGCCCCTTGTACCCAAACACAGATGAGACTGTGGCTCTATGTGGAGAACGGTGATTAAGTTGCTTTGTTGGCGCCTTTTTTGGTCAGTTTCAGACCGATAAAGCCAACCAGAACCGTTGTACCGACGCCCCACATCCACGTCAGAATGGTGTCTGCGAAACCGGAGACGGAATCGAGCGCGGCTTGCGCTTCAGGTGGGATTGCTGCTGACGCCGTACCAGCTGCCGCCAGTAGTGCAAGTGCTGCCAGAGTCTGGCGCTTTTTGTTTTTGAACATAGTTGCTTTTCCTTATTGCTAATTGTTAGAGGCAATCGCCTCAACGCCTTTTTTGAACGTGAGCCACTTAAAGCCGAATGACCATCCAATGGCCAAAGCGCCCACAAACACAGAAGAAACAAAAGCCAATTCATCCATCAGCGTTGTCCTCCTGCAATCCAACCGACGCCCATCAAAATCACGATGAGGCCGACAAATACCATTAGGTACAGGCTGTCGAGCTTGCCCATGAGTTCAGTAAACTGCGCGTCGGTCATGATTCAGTCCTTACTTGATTTGCGGAGAGTCGGGGAGTTTGAACAGGTTGATGTTCGTCCCCGTGGTCAGCTGACCGTCGCGCATAAAGCTGTAGTCTTTCGGCGCCAGCATGAAGTCGATTTGCTTGCCGACCAGCGACTCGAAGAACTTGCCGTTATTGGCTTCTTTCCATAAATCTTCACTGACTTTCACCGTCACAACCTGAGTGGGTTTGGTGGTCAGAATCGACAGGACACCCGACACGCGCGCTTCGCCTGTCTGGCCGTTTACAAACGACTTCTGCTCGATGTCGTCTTTGTCAGAGATAATCCCTTGAGTAATCATGTTGTTTGCCCTTGTGTTGTGTTGAAAGTGGTTGGTTGATGTGAGTGGCGACAGTTAGTGACACAAGTCCAAGGCCACCCAATTAGCATCGGGGTCGGGCTGCGCCCAACCCCAATCCCAATCGGGCGGCGGGGTGTTTTCGCTGTAAAACCCGTCGTCATACATCACCGTCGGTTCCATCGCTGGAACGTCCATCAAAAACGCCGCTTCCTGCGCTAAACGTTCGTATTCGTCCTGCAGCATGGCGTGGTATTCGAATTCTTCCTCAAGCGAGTTGAAGACAATCGTTGCGCCTTCCATCATGGTGCGCACACCACGGATGAAGTTTTTCTTGTTGGCGAACTTCCAATCTTTAAAGCGGGTTTGAATGGTCTTGCCACGAAACATCAGGCCGTGAATGGCCGCGCTCATTTCGTCGCCGTAACGAGTCTGTTTGAACAGACCGTCCACGTTGATTTTCTTCACGTAGGCCGTGGTCAGGGTTTGCTCTTTGCGTTTCACGAACACGCCGCCCATAGCCATGATGAAGCGTTTAAAGTCGCCGTCGTCCGCCGCACGGCGAATCGTCTCAAGGACGAAATGCTCATCCTCGGTAAACTGGTTGCCAAGTATCACAGCATCGTCCTCTTTGAATTCTTCACGAAAGCGGCGCATCTCACGCCATGCAGTGACCGACGGGCCACCGTAGAACTGGAATTGTCTTACACCGTTGATCCGGTTGAATGAGACGACCGACTGCGCGGCATCTTGTCCGGACTGACCGGAGTTGATGTCCTTGTCGATGTGCTGGCCGTCAATGTTCTTTGAAAGGTATTTAGCGACGTAACCAACTGCCGAACCTTTTGAGAAATCAATTTTCTCCGCCTTGAATCGGTATTTGGCTGCACCTGACTCATTTGGACTATCACACAGAGCGTGACTTCTAAGGATTCGAGACACATCGCTTGCGTGCTCTGGTCGCATGAAGAAGAGCATATGATGGTGCGGTGTACCGTCATGATGTGGTTCAACAATGCGTAATCCATAGATTTTGATGTCGGCTTTATCCAGCTCTTTACGAAACGCATCCGTAACCCCCATAAGGTGATGATGAGCGGCGAGGGCATCTGGCTTTCCCGCTTGCTCCCATTTCGGGTTGATTTGGTCGCCTTTGTAGACGTGAAAGCGTGACGGTGCGGTCACGGTGTAGAACATGGCCACGTGATCATGCTCTTTGCAGATGTCCTCAAACGCTTTGAGACGCACGAACATTTCAGCGCGGCGAATCACAGGGTTTGAGGTGGATTTGGCGGACAGCTCCTGAAGCGTGAACCAAGTTTGTGGATCATCTTCCAGATAACAGACGGTGTTAATCAGCGCCTGTTCGGTGTCCGAACGGCGGCTTTTCATCACGTTCACGCTGTGCGCGGAGCAATACGGATTCTCGCTGGCATTCACGAGCAGTAAATCACGGGCAACACTTTCAACCTGAGCGAAGTACGCGCGGCGCAGCTGGCGACGCAGCCACTTGTCACAACAAGCGCGATTGCACAGCGCTTCAAGTTGGCCAGTGTTTCGCATCCGTTTAACCAAATCTTCGCGGAACGACAGTCCCAAAAGAGACAGCAGAGATTCGGCCTTTGCAAAGCGCGCCTCAATGTCACTGATGACACAAAGCTGCTTTGCAAAAGCTTTGGCTTTCGCTTTGGCAAGTTCAACAATTTCCTCATCGGTGCGTGAGTAACGGATACCGTTTTCACGCAGACGCGCGTCTGCATCGCGAATCATGCTGATGGCCGTGAAGAAGTTTTTACGCTCTAGAATGTTGGTGAAGGCATGCACCATGTGCGGCGCGAAATCACCGTGGCGACGAGTCAGGCGATACAATTCGTCACAAGGTGCAATTTGTGATGACGTAACATTTTCACTAATATCGATTGAGTGAATTTGGTTACGCAGCGCTTCACGGCGAAGGCTGGAATGACGGTTAGACGGGCTAGTGTGGTCAATGTAATTGGCCGGACGCACCAATTGGTCATCATGTTGGTGTGGTTCAGTCGTCCAAGTCTTCGCGGCGATGAAATCGACGTACTCGAAAGTGTTGGATTTAAGATCGTGTACCAGTTCGCGCATGATTAATGAGCCTTGCCTGAAAAGTTTAATGACCACCAAGAGCACAGCTTCAAGGGCAAGCACCCAAGGCAGTCAAATGAGTTACCAGATTTGATGACCATCATAGTCACCAGTTTTGATGACTACAAGACACCGAAATTGGTGACTTTTAAGCTAGAATGAAAATTCAGGAGGACTTGCCATGTATCAAAATGAACTAATTGAAGCCTACAAAAAGGCTCAGAACTACATACAAGACAAGCAAATAGCGATGGATTTGAATATCCCAAAGCAACGAATCAGTGAATTCCGTAAAGGAAAACGCTATATGACTGATTCACAAGCAGTTTTTCTTGCAGAGAATGCAAATATAGACCCAGAGCTAGCTCTGATTGCTTGTCACGCTGATCGCAACGATAACCCAGAGATGAAAGCTATATGGCAACGTATGGCAAAAAAGTTTGATGGGCTGGGATTGCAAGGAATATCAATGGCTGCGGGCAGCTTAGCTCTATACGCGACCGAGGTTAAAGCGTCACTATTACAGTGCGCATTATGTATATTATGTTAA